CAAAATAATCTCACCTGTCCCACTAAGAATCGCATTCCAATAACTAGAATATTCTTTTTTATATTTATCTAAAGCTTCTTTTGTATCAGATATATAACCGTGAGGAACCGCAATAATCTTACCATCCTTGTATGCAATCCCATTTACGTGATTTTTCAAAATAGAAATTTTAGTTCGTATAGCATAGGAAATTGTTCTTCCATTTTTTGTTGCCGTTATATGATTTACCCCAGCCTTTTTTTGATTACCAAATAGAAATACTAATGAAGACGCTAAATATAATGCCTCACCACCTTTGGGTTTAATTTCTGGTTGACCAAAAGGTCCATCAGGAAGGAGAACCCAAGGCTGATTACAAACAACCAAAGTATTATAATAAGGATAATCCTCTTTTTTAGATTTGGAAATTCTAGAATGAATCCCCATACCTATTTTATCCGCAAGCACTTTAGCGTTAAACATACCCCCACCTTTACCGTCAAAAGTCATCTGACACGGTATACTTCCAATTGAGTCCCATAAGAACAATAAACTATAAGGTATCTCACCCTTTTCTTGAGCATCTAAAACATTATTTATAAAATCAGTTGCTTGCTCAATAACATCAAAAGAATCATTAAAGATGAAATGACCATCCCATTCCCCATTTTCATTTTGTTCAGCTTGTAAACCTAACTCAACCGAGTGCTCCCAAGACCATTTTTTTTCAGTTATAATTAACACCGGTAAATGTCCTTTTTTTTGAGCATCAACCGCCGCTAATATCATAGCCGTTGTTTTTGAAGCATTACTATGTCCCAAGAACATATTAATACCCCCCATTACAGGCCCGGGTAAACCACAAGCATCCATAAAAGCTTCACCGCAGTTATAGAAACTTTCGGGTTTATATTTTGTTTTTGTAGAGAATTTACCTTTTATATCCTCTAGTGAGAATGTTTTCTTTTTAATCGCCATATGTCTATGTTAATTTAATTTTTTAGTTTGTTTAGACAAGTAGGACACCAAGTAATCTCAGTGTCCAAGTTATATGTCCAAGTTTTTTTTTGATTAGAATGGCATATCGTCATCCGGTTCATCATCCGATTGTGTATCAATAGGTGCCGATGGTTTAGAACCACCAAATGAAGTTTCACTTTCATCAGAGTTACCATAATCGTAACCACCCTTGTCAGAGTTCCATTTTGGAGTTTCACCTCTTGCAATCGCCTCTAAATATTCAACAGGTTTTTTAGAGTAAACATCTTCCCAAGTTAACTCATCGTTAACCCAACTTTCAGCAAGTTTTGTGTCTTCGTGAATTGGGGCAGCGTCATCGTACATAACTGTCTGAATCACCGTGTAAACAGCCCCTTTTGGAGTTTTAGCTTTGGTTAATTCTAAGATAAGGTCTCTACCTTTTTCAGGGTCAGCAATATCTCCTTTGTTTCTGTAGATAGGGATGATTTTGTCATAGATACCCTCATTTTTGTAGTTAGATTTGAATCTCCAAAATTTAACACCATCTTCTTCGTTATCTCTATCGATAACTTTAACAATGTAGAATTTACGTGATAAGTAATTAGACGACAATTTTTTGTCATTTTCATTACCTGTTGAACGGAGTTCTTCGTAAACCTCGGTTAAAGGTGAACGTTCATTGTCATTTTTTCCCGGGTCATAAAATTTTTGGAATTTCCCATCAACCTGAATCTCGTGGTACCAAACTTCTTTAAATGGTGAAGAACCATCTGTTGTTGGTAAGATTCTTAATCTTCTTTGGCCTTGAGTTTCCTTATCTTGAAGGATTGCCGCGAAGTATTTTTTCATTCTTTCTTCTTGTGTGAATTTTGAGGTAGAAGAAGTACTACCTTGTTTTGCTTTCTCGTATTGAGCCAAAACTGCGTCTAATGAATTTGTCGCCATAGTGTTTAAAATATTTAAAGGTTTATAAAAGTATAAGTGTCAGCCGTGTGTTTGTCAAATTTTTTTGTAAAAAAAAGGGTCCGAAGACCCATTTAATTATTTAACTTGTTGAAACCCTGATGTACTATCATCAAAATTTCTAAATGTTTTTTTAATTTCTATAGGTGAATAATCCTCAACCTCATCTTGAGTTAAAATATACTCATTTTTTCCCGATTTTTCCATATCCTCTTGTTTATCTTGGAAGAAATCTGTCAACTTTTGGTTGAAGGGTCCTGAATCTAAACTTCTTAACTCTAATTTTTCTTGTGGAGTTTTTTCTCTATATTTCTCAACCTTCATTTCTAAATCGTTTAATTTAGACATAATACCATCCATTTCACCAAGTTTACTTTCTAAGTTATCCAAATGTTGAAATAAATTATCAAAATATTCTGATTGTTTTTGTTCAGCATTTCTTTGTGATTTAACTAAATCCGTTATATCAATTTCTTCTGTCTTACCTGTCCCATTCTCATCAGCACCCACTTTTTCCACATCAGGGTCAGTGTCAACATCAATAGGTTGTGGTGTTGTTGGTGTTGGTGGAACAACATTAGGGTCAACAGGTGGTGTCATACCCGGGTCTGTTGGTGGTAATGCATTTGGGTCCTCCTCACCCGGTGGTGGGGGTAAAGTCGCGTCTTGTTCAACAATATAGTTATTAATAGAGTTATACCTAGCAATTTCTTCTAAAATTCTATTATCAATTTTTTTCATATTATCCGTTTAATAATTGTTTTACACCAGTTGTTGTTTCAACTTGAATTTTTCTATTTTGACTCATAGTATTGTCAACTCTTTCTATTAGACCATCTTTCATTCTAATTGTATAACAATCTCCTGACTCTAAATCACAAACTTGTTTTGAACCGTTACCCATATCTTTTTCTGTAGTACGGGTTGTTTTACCTAAGTAATTTTCTAATATTGATTTTGTATCCATAATCTTTTTTATATATAAATATCTGTTTATTTGTAAATGTTACTGATTAAATGGTGAACTACGTATTTCAAACTTATCCCAATTTTGTGGTTTGTTTGGATAATACTCTTGAACCATAGTATATAACCCCGGAGCTTTACCATTAACAGTACAAATTAAAGGCCCTGAACCACCTGAGCAACCGAAACCAATTGATTCGTTATTAGCGTTTAAAAATGTTGTTGAACCTAACTTATCAAAGGTGAAATTAGGGTCTTCAATTTTTAAAACTATATACTTACCATTAGATTGTAGAATATTACGATAGCTATAATCACCCCCTTGTAAATCAGTAAACACACCTAAATTAATTATTTTAAGATATGGTGGTGGTACGGGAACATTTGCCGGTGGTGGTGTATTTGTAAAGTTACCAACATTTTCATTGTATAAACTAATAGCTTTTGTGACGTTAGATTCTATGTTAGTAATATCTGTTGGATTCATTGTTGTATAAACATTTTCATCCGATTTTTTAGCGTCAGAATATAAAATAATAAACTTAGTTATTTCTGTTGATGTAATATTCTGTACAATATCCGAAGATTTATCATATCGACTAATTAAAAAATCAACATTTTTTTCCAAACTATCAAACACAACGTACGGTTTTATTTTACCATTACTATTACCACAATAGTATTGTGTTGTAAAATACTCATCAACAGATGCACCCCAATCTGACATTAAATCTGTACCACTATAATTATTTGATTGTGTTTTTAATGAATCAGTTTGATTTGAGTTAAGATACATTTTACTAAAAACTATATAACCAAGTTTTTGTGGTTTTCCACTAGTTTTTGTTTTTATTAATGTTATAACATCACTATAATTTACAGTTGTTGCTGTCGACGTTGTTGATGTGAATTTTTCATACCTACCACCTTTAAACAACATATCAGAACAATCTTGTGTGTTAATAGGTTTTGTTACACCTTTTGTTGTGTTGTTTGCCACTTTATCATTTTTTTGACTAATTACGTTAGTTTTTGAACCTTTTGAATTAGCCATATTTTCTATTGTTTTATTTTTTTTGTTTGTATCAATTATTGTTTGTAATAACGATGTTTTTAACGATTGAATATAATTTTCAACTAATGGTAATGAAGCTATTGGTTGTCTAATACCCTCAATAGTTGTTTCAAAATTACCGGGTGTTATTGTATGATTAACTTTTTGTATCATGTATGGTCCATAAAACATTGGGACGTGTCTTAAATTAAAATACATAGTTGGTTGAATCATAGCATTACCCATCATCGTTAATTGACAAGCATAACTTCTATTTTTATACAAATTATATAATGACATATTTTGTGTTGAACCTCCTCTGTTACCCGATTGATTTGCCATCTGATTTAAAATCTGTAGTGACTCAGCTGTTGGTAACCCCGGATTTTGAGAAACGTTAAAACCTTTAAAAATAGATTGGTTTTGGTGTCCGAATTCAACATTAAACCCAACGACTTTATTTGATTTATCCCAATCATTTTTATTAATCTGATTCTCGTTTAATGGGTTATCACTAGCACGTCGTAAATCAAAAGCATCATCTTTAAACCGATAATCAACATTATTAACAGCTACGTGTTGGCTTGGTTTACCAGCGTAAAAACACACTAATTTTGCCGATGAATTTCTATAATCAACATCCATAAATGTACCAAACATAGTATTAGCAAACTCTGACGTACCATCAGGTTTTGGTTTTGGATTTTTAACAGCGTCTTGAACGTTATAAAAATTAACATATGAAGCTAAAGGCATAACAACAAAATTATTTGAAACTAATACGTCTTGAACATAAGTTAACATACTAGCCGTAACATTAATGTTGGTTAACGTATCTTTTAACTTTATTATATCAACAAGTACTTTCTCACCAACATTTCGACTAGCTCTATCTAAAAGTAATACGTCCTCAAATAATGTTTTATTTTTAAAATCATTACCGGCTATCCATTTGTCATTAGTCGCTTTAAAAGATTCATATAACTCTAATTTACTTTGAGTTCCCGTTAAAACAGATTCTTTTGGTGGTGTTGGTGTTTCATTAACATTTGGTAATAATCTTCTAATTTTAATTAACGTATTGTTTAGAATTTTATTTGTAAAACTATCCAAACCATCTAAATAACCATTCATTAATTTAACAAATTTATCGTAATTTAATGTTGGGTCTATTAATTTTTGTGTTGCATATATTTTGATGATTGGATATAAATTTTTAATATTTTCAACATCAAAAGCCACATTACAATCAATAAAGAAATCTGTAATATATGAACCGTTATCTTTGTAAACTAATTCAGGTATGTCCGAAAAACCAACATAAGTTTCCAAAGCTTTCCAAACACTTGGGTTTGTATTAATTGAAATTTTTAATGACGGTGAATTAGGTTCTGTACTAGGTAACACATTTGGTGTTACATATCTATAATAATCCCACGTATATGGACTGACAACCGGTTCTGGTCTTAAAGTTGTATGGTTTGTAGAAAAGCTGTAAAACAATCGTCTATCAAAATCTGATGGGTTCCCAATTTTAAAATAAATGTCGTACTCTAAAAATTGTGATATTGAATTAGAGATATTTGTTAATTGTTTTGATTGTGTTTCCTCAACAAATAATGTACCACTAATACTTGTATTTGTTGTTTTCATTAAACCCCTCATTAGTGATTGGAAATTTTTAAAATTTCTTTGTGTATCAGTATCTGTGATATTACCATCTTCAGCATATTCATAAATTGATTTAGAAAAATTTAAAAATTCGGTTTCAAATTTATCTAAGGTTGATTTATCAAAAACTGAAAATATTTCACTTAAATATGTGTATTCGTCTTTCAACCCATTAATTGAGAAATTTTCCTGAGGACTTTGTTTTGAAAAAACTTGTTTCAAATATTTTGTCGGTAACGGTTTAACAACTTTAGAATTATCAAAATAACCATAATTAGGTGCTGTCCAAAATAATCGAACAGAACCATTATACATAGATGTGTTACCGGATAAATCAAAAATAACATTACCGAGTATTCCAATACATTCAGATTTTGTTTGACTTATAATACTACCATTTGATGGTATTACATAACTATATTGTCCATAATCAGCCTTAACAGACACTGACCAAGGAATGACACGATTAGTTATACTATATGATGTGGGTTGACCCATAACACTATCAATAACAGCTTCAGGCACGTAATTTAAAACAAGTCCTTGTGTAAACCCACTTTGAATGTCGTTATCCGTATAACCGTTAAACAACTCAAATCCTTGATAGAAAACATTAAAGTCGTTTATCAATTTTGGATAAAATCCTGTATTAATTGTTGTGTTTGAGTTAATACCCCCCGGTGTTGTTATACCAGTAAATTGTTCTAAAACAATTGTTGTTGTACCTGTCTGTCCCGGAAGAATTAAACTATATTTTTTTGTTTTATCATTCGTTACGGGGTCATAATTTGACACATAGTCAAAATCTTTCCAACAATTATCTAAAATATCAATACCATTCTCAATATAGTTTTTATAACGATGCCACACAGAACCCATCTTTAATATCCAAGAATATGGCATTTTGTGTAAGGCACCAAATTTATTTAATGACGCAAAAATATAATCCAAACTCTCGTCTGAATAATTACCATTAGAACCGGTATATGTTTTAAACTTTTCTCTTAATGTTGATAAAGGTAAACTATTAATGAATAAATAAGCAGAACTAACAAACGGATATTGTTTTTTATTTTTTAAATTTTCAACACCCTCCTGAATTGAATTAATAAAATATGGTGTGTTCAACATTGAGGTTGTTTGGTGATTACTAACAAGACCACTATAATTAACATATTTTACATCACCCTCTGTTGGTAATTGGTTTGTATATGTTCTAGTACTATAAAAGTTACGTAAATCGTTATTTACAAATACCGGTGTTACAACATTTTTATACACAAAATTAGATATTGGTCGTTTAACATCCAATGATTGTGAATCACTAAAATTTGATATGACTTTTTTATTTGTATTATATAATAATGTCTTTGTCGTATTAAAAGCTATTTTTTCATCAACACCCACACCATTTGATAAATTACTTTTAACCCACGTTTTATTAGTAAATGGATAGATATCGGAAAAAGTATACGTATTTGATGTTGTAGAATTTGACACATAATTAACTATGTCAATCTCCTTATCTAAGGAAACTAACGGTTGTGACTTTAAATCGTTTACTTCATCATATGTTTTAAACTCAAACCCCGCGTTTTCAACATCATTCTTAATATATCCAGTGTTAAAAACACCTCTAATATAATTTTGCCAACTTGCACCCTCCCCCTCATTTGATATGTGTTTTAAAAAACTTTCAAAATCAGCTGCGGTTAAATTGTAATTCTTAATTAATTTAATTAACGAAACGTCAGAATTTGTTAAACTATGTTTAATATTAATACTCTCACCTTCAGATATTACATTTGAAATTTTATCTGACTCAACATTATTATTATTACTTCTACTTAAATTTGAATAGAATGAGGTCAGTAAAGTTCTCTCATAAATTTCATAAAAATAATTAACATCAACTTTATTTTCAAACACCTCATTACTAATTGGGAATTCTATCGCTCCTAATGATATCCTATTTGGTTCTGTTAATGAATTTGAATTACTAACAACCGGTTGTGGTGGGGGTGTTTTTTGTGTAAGACCACGGATAAACTCCTCAACAAACTCTATCTCAGGCCAAACGTCGTATAGATAACCCTTTGTTTGAGCAATAATATCATTATCACCAGGATATCTTACCTCGTATTTTTCTTGGCCATTTTCACCTGTTGTAGCTTTAATAACTTGAGGCCAAGGGTAAATTGGTTGGGTCGTATTATCACCCGAGTTTTGATTATCCGGATTAGCGTTTGAAACTGTATTATCAAAAATAGCCGATTTTCTAATTTTAGAATCTCTTTGTTCCCAAGCTTTGTGATGAACATCATCCATCAACCTTAAAAACGCCTCACCATTTGCAAAGATAACAGCTAAAACATTTCTAATATTCGGTATAAAACCGATACCATTATCTTTACTCTCTAATAAATCAGCCAATGCTTTAGTTAACTCATCTTGAATAGTTTCTCGTTTTGTTTGTAAGTCCTTACTCATTTTGTCAGTCAAACCAATAAAAGAACCAATACCTTCAAAAATAAAATACTGTGACGTTAGTTGAGTATTACCACCTTTGAGTGTTATTGAAATGTTGTCGAATATTTTATTATTTTGTAATTCACCAATAAATTTTACTTTATCTTCCTCAGTTGTTTGACTATTTTTTCTTTGTAGTTTATATGTTTCCTCAACGTTAATATCAATATAATTAACATTTATTGGAAATTTACTATATTCCACACTATTAGGTATTTGACATTCAACCTTTTTACCATTGATTTCATAACTACCGTTTGAACCACAAGTCACATTACTATTCAATAAAGTGTTAAACTTTTCAATAGTACCTTTTAATTCCGATATTGCCGAACTTTTATCTTGTAATGTTATATTTTTCTTAAACGTATATATTTTTCTACCATCTTTAAATATGTAGTAGTTTTCAGTATCCATATACTTATTAAACCAAGAGGTTTGAACTGTATAAAAAATTTCTTTTTGATAATTAGTTAAGTTAATGTTATACGTATCAATATTAGTTAATGGGTCTAAATTTTGTTTAGTAAAAGAATCAAGAATATTTGTAATAAAATTCTCAATTCTATCTCTCATTTGATATAAAGTTATTTCAGGAAAATCATTTGGTATTAGACCTTTTGACTTATATTCACTATACATCTCAACAATTTTTTGATATCCACGTTCAACAACAAAACTTTCAGTTTTAGTTGTTTTAGTTGTTCCACCACCTGTTGGTGTTATATCAAACCTTGACTGATACATATGTGGTGTAGCTACTAAAGCACCCATGGTAATTTCACTTAAAACGGTATATTTGTAAGTATAGAATTTTAAATCAACTGTAAAATTACCTGTGGTACCATCATAAGTTGCCATAAAATTTTGTAACATTAAAGCTAATCGAACAGCTTTACCATAATAACCCTTTATTGTTAAATAAAACAGTGGATAAGGTAAATTAAAAAAAGCCGCGTATGGTGAATTGTTACCACCCTCAAATAAAGCACGTCCTTGGATATCCGTTAATTTTACATCAACGGTTGGTAAAAAATCTAAACCTTGTCTAACCTGTATTGATGTTATCCCTAATAAACTACTATCAATACTACCTGTTTGTTTCCCTGAATTAGCCGAATTTTTTATATGAAAATCATCATTAACATTTGATTTGGTAACTGAATTTTTATTTGATAAGTTAACACGTTCCGATTTTATAACATCTTCACCAGTTATAGTATTAGTATATGAATTATCCAAATACTCTTTATTACCGGGTTTTAAAAAATTAATTTTAGCTATTGAAATTGTTTTAATTGCCCCGTCATTTGATACCCCAACAGCTAATTTAGTCCTTGGTAACACATTACACTCAAGATTAGCGTACATAACCAAGTTTTCTTGACTAACATATCTATCGGTAACATTGTTATTACCGTCAATAACTTTATTTGGGTCGATAATTGTAATGTT